TCAACCAGTTAGGGGGGCCGCAGCTGAAGTCGCAAGTCTTAGATTCCAAGTTGGAAGGCAGCAGCTCCCTACCAGGAGCAGCGCCCATTCCGCCCGCGCAGTAGACCTTTTGGTCCAGCAGCTCGGGGGTGACGGGTCATTGGCATGGAAACGTGCTTATGACCCTCCCGCGGTCAGGGAATTCTTTGTTAAAGCCCTGATCGGTTTTGGACTTAACCGCAAGGCGAGCCCAGGTATGCCGTTGAAGTTGATCGCTAGTTCTAACGAGAAAGTGATTGATGAATATGGTATGCTTTTGGTTTACCTTGCGGAAGCCCGGCTTCGTTTACTTATGCTTGACCCTGAGGTGGTGTGTCGTTTGACCCCGCTCCAGTTGGTCGAAATGTATTTTACGGACGCCGTGCGCATTTTTGTTAAGCAAGAACCTCACACTAGTGAGAAGATTGCTCAGCGACGCATGAGGCTTATAAGCTCACGGGGCCTGGTAGACCAATTGGTTGAGAGGTTCCTTTTCCAAGAGTACCAGGACTGGTGTATTCAGAAATGGGATTGTCTTCCCGTGAAGCCCGGAATGGGCCACACGGACGAGATGATGTCTAAGATTTGGAACACAGTCCAGGCCGAGTTGGCCACGCAGGATCTTGATAACGACGACGTGAGTGGTTGGGATTTTAGTGTCCTGCGTGACCGAATGATGAATGCAAACAATGTGCACTTGCGCGTTATGAACCCTCCCGAGTTGATTCGGAATGCGATGATTAATGTGACGTGGTGTCTTGCTACTAAGGTGTGGTGCACATCATCTGGTGCTCTTTTCCAGCAGAGAGAGTTTGGGGTTATGGCCTCTGGTTCATTCCGGACTGCCGACCTCAATTCTGTCATGCGTGTTTTACTCTCCTACGAGGTCACTTTTGATCTTGGGGGGGGCGAGAGAGATTGCTTTGCGATCGCCATGGGGGATGACTGCGTTGAGTCTTCCTTTGGGGGGTTCGAAGCGAGGAAGGCGTTATATGCTGAGTATGGCTTTAGACTTACTGAGCATGTTACGATTAAACCTCTCGAGAAATTTGAGTTTACTTCTCATGAGTATCGAGATCCAGGTTACGCGTCTTTGAGCGCGTGGCCGCGCTCCCTCTATAGGTTGCTGATGAAGTCTTATGATGAGATTGAATTATTGCAATTTGCGTATGAGTGTAGGCACAATCTTGAGCTCAAGGAGATTTTGAAATTCCTTAAGCGCGTTGGTTGGATTCCCGATGAGGTTGATCTTGTCTTTGAGTTCAAGCAGTGTGCTCTCCTTGATGTGGGTGGCCCTGTCTGGGGGCCACAAAAGTTTCCAAGAGAGGACCCAAGCTGTTTCGTCGTTTTTATGTCCAAAGCAGAAAAGAAGATCCTCCACGATCTCAAGGAGATCAAGGAAAAGGAAAAGAAGAAGCAAACCGGGCGCAAGATGCTTCCCGTAAGCGCGAGCTCAACGGGGAGGTCAAAGGCCAAGGTGATCAGCAGACCGAGCGACGCGGTGGGCAGTGTCAAGAACTACGGCACCCCATACAACGCGTTGAACAGCCAGCTGCACAAGTTTATGCCATCACAGACGCAGGCAGCGTTGATGGCGTGGGCGCACACGGTTGCAAACCCAAGGACCAAGAACCCGCACCCCGTGCCG